AATTTAAATTTGAATCAATATTCCACTTCTACATCTATTGTTTCTACTAATACACATCAACTTATAAATATTCCTCCCTGTCTTTTGGTTCTTACAACAGCCGCAGAATCTGCTTTGATAAATTCTACAATACTATCATCTCCATCATTGACGTGGCAAAAATTAGCAGATGCACATGCGGCTTCAAGCGGCGATGCTGAAGTTTTTTATGCCGTTCACTCTGGCGGAGATGTATCAGTAACAAATATATGGAATAGAGCAAATACGGTTTGTAGTTCTGTTTTATATGTGTTTACAGGTGCTAGTATTCCGACAAATTTTGTTGTCGCAACAACCCAATCGCAACCTTCTGTAACAATAAATACAACAAAAACAAATAGTGTTTTAATAGCTGTGAGTTCTGATTGGAATGCTGCTAGTGGAACTATAACATATAGAAATACTCCTGTAATTCAAACTTTGACACATAGTGTAATACCAAAATATCAATCTGCACATTGGTATAAACAGACAACTAATATTACGAGTTATATAATGGGAGAAACATCTCCAAGTGGACAAGCGGCCGGAACAATTGTGGTTGAAATATCAAGATGAAAAAATATATAACAATTATTATTTTATTTTTTACTCTAACTTCGTGGAGTATCTATAATCCACAAGTATTTAATGTAGTGTGGACATCACTGGATCCTACGCTTGAGTATGATGTGATAGTAAGTCCCGAGCATACCAATGACTGGCGGAGAAGTATGGGGCAAAACGTAAGAGTAGATAGTGGAACTGCGGAGTTGGGGATAAGTTGTATGGTAAGCGACGACAGACGGTGGTATATCTCATTGGTGCCTGTGGATACAAATGATGTAGTTATAGGACCAATGGCTCCAATAAAAGTCGTAAATAGCAATGGATTTTTTACTCCACTACCTTCGGCACCAGCTGCAGTAAGTGGATTAAATATTCAATCTACTCCTTAATATACAAATTAAGGGTATTATAAACAAAAAATAAACAATATTTATATACATGTCAAAATATAAACTTAAAAATTTGATGGAAGGTTCTTCTGTATTATTTGAAACATTGGAGTGGAAAGATGTTCCCGAAGAAGATAGAAATAAAGCAATTGAATTGATTGATAAACACAATAAATCCGCCGATGATTCTATCAAAGGATATTATGCCATCGATGTTACAGGAAAACATCAGGTTTATTATACTTTTTGGCGTTACAAAGAAATAGATCCAATGTTTGCTGCTTATATTAAAAATCCAATTTATATGGGAAATCTTTCTACGAATTTATTGTCTTCAGTAGAAAATGCAATAAAAAAAGCTCATTCAACAAGACTTGAATTAATATCAGAAGAAACAAAAGAAGGATTGATTGGTAAAACAAAAGAAACTCCTATATTTACTTTTGGAAAATACAGAGGGAAATCCTGCTTATTTTGTTTGGTTGGACAAGAATACCGACCCAAAATATGCCAATACAAAAGCCTCTGTTGCCATCAAGTTTTTTGCAAATTTATATTTTGAAGAAATGACAAAAAAGAATTTGGAAATATCCAAGAGTCAATATGTCGGAACTATTGGAGAAAAATATACAGGAGAACTAGAAGTTTATCAAATGGTTCAAAAAACAGGATGGGATGGAGAACCATATATGGCATTTAAATTAAAAGATACAAACGACAATAAATTTTTAGCAGCTAGTTTAGAAAAACATTTTCCGAACATAAAAGTTGGTGACAAAGTAAAAATAAAAGGAAGAGTAAAAGATCATAAAGAATTTGTAGGAGTTAAATTTACCGCTTTAAATTATGTAAAGCCTACTCAATAATATTATGCCACCGGTTACAAATAAAGCAGAAGTTATAAAAGAAGCCATAAAGAACGAGTATCAAAAGTGTGCTCTTGATCCCGTTTATTTTATGCAAAAATATATAAAAATTCAACATCCTGTAAGGGGCACAATTCCACTCGACCCATATCCATTTCAAAGAGACGCACTTAATTTTTTCGCCGAAAATAGATTTACTCTTATATTAAAATCTCGTCAGATGGGTATAACCACTTTGATTGCAGCATATTCATTGTGGTTGATGATATTCAATAAAGATAAAAATGTTCTTGTCATATCAATCAAACAAGAAACTTCAAAAGAAATCATAACCAAAGTTAGATTTGCAAATGATAGATTGCCTAGTTGGTTAAAAAGAAGTGCGGACGAAGACAACAAACTTTCTTTGAGATTGGACAATGGTTCTCAAATAGCGGCTGTTTCAGCTGCTGCAGATGCAGCAAGAAGTAAAGCAATAAGTTTGTTGATTTTGGATGAAGCAGCATTCATTGATGACATTGAAGAAATTTGGAAATCAGCATATAATACTTTGTCAACTGGTGGACGTTCGATTGTATTGTCTACACCAAATGGAGTAGGAAATTGGTTCCATCAAAAGTGGGTAGAGGCAGAAAAGAAAAAGAACGATTTTAGAACAATGCGTCTGATGTGGAGTCTTCATCCAGAAAGAAATCAGTCTTGGAGAGACGAACAAACCAAACAACTTGGAATAAAAGGGGCTTCTCAAGAGTGTGATTGTTCGTTTATATCATCGGGAAACAATGTCATAGATTTGAATATTTTGTCTGATTATGAAGAAAATAAAATTAGAGAGCCAAAGGAATTGAGACGTAATAATTCTTTGTGGATATTTGATTATCCTGATCCACACAAAGACTATATTGTTTGTGCAGATTGCGCTAGGGGAGATGGATCAGATTATTCTGCGGCGCATGTTTTAGATATCGACACTCTTGAACAAGTAGCGGAATTTCAAGATCAAATTCCTACAGATGAATTTGGTGATTTGTTGGTATCTATCGCAACAGAATATAATGATGCGTTGCTGGTAGTTGAAAGAGAAAACATAGGATGGGCTGTTTTACAAACAATAGTCGATAGACAATACAAAAATACATTTTATAGTTCAAACGATTTAAAGATTATTGAAATACATCGTCAAATGACCAATCGATTTTATTCAGAAGAAAAGAAGGTTTTACCAGGATTTTCTACTACTATAAAAACCAGACCATTGATTGTTTCAAAATTAGAGGCGTATTTTAGATCAAAAGAAGTCGATATAAGATCTATCCGGCTGATAAATGAATTAAAGACATTTATTTGGGACAACAACAAAGCTCAAGCTGCTCCGAATTATAATGATGATTTGATTATGTCTCTTGGAATAGGTTTATGGGTAAGAGATACAGCGATTAGATTAAGACAAGAAGGCGTTTTATTGACGAAAGCTATGTTGGGCAAATTGGATAAATCAACAGGAAATATAAATATATCTCCTGGAAAAATGATACATTCTACAAGACAATTCGGAAACGACGGGCGTGAACAGTGGTATATGAAAACTGGCCGAAACAACGAAACAGAAAAAATCGACTGGTTATTATAATAGGTGTGTATTATTCCTATAAAAGTTGATATTTATTCAATATGGGACTTTTAGGAAGATATTTTAGTGACCGAGATAGAAATTTAGTTGGGCAAATAAACGCCGAACTGATGGGAGATATTGTTCAAAACGTAGTATTGCTTTATAAATTAGTTATAGAAAATGTCACGACCAATATTTATGGAGAAGTTAGTCAGGAAACTGGAAAAATTTATTATCCTGGAGTAGAAATGACTGCATTCATAGAAAGAGCAGACGAAAATACAGAAGGTGATAATTTTGGTCCTGATAGAAGTCAAGATCTGGTTTTTAGATTTAGAGAAAAGATGCTTCAAACCGTGAATTTCTTTCCGGAAATTGGAGACATAATTTTATTTAATGAAAGATATTATGAAATAAATAATACCATTCAAAATCAATTTTTAGCCGGTGTTCCTGAAAAATCTCATTCCATCATTTGTAATGGACACTATACAAGGTTAAGCAAGATAAATATTTACAATCGCACATCAGAGAATTTATGAAAAGATTATTATTAAAGTCATTAATTGCAGAGACTATTCAAAACAAAACTTTGAAAGAATCATCTATGCCTCCCGGTTTTGGTTCTACTGATGTTCAAAGTATAGATAAATTTATCAAATCTTCAGGAGTTTCTTCAGAAGAAAATCCGGATGAATTAAACGAAACAGGCGCTGGGCACGATGTAGCTGGGGATAACGTATCTGATATTGATATTGATGCGGCTATTGACAAAAAAATTGCTGGTGAAAAAGACAAAGAAACTCCATATATTCATGCATCAAACATAAGAGACGAACATGGAAATGCGGTCGATCCAGAAGAACTAAAGAAAAAGATATCTGTTAAACCAGAACATATTTTAAGTCAAAATGCCAAGATTAAAAAGAGTGGCAAAGGAAAAACATATGTGTTTTATAACATAACCTTGCCTGCTTACAAAGGATTATTTTTTGATGAAAAAGATAATAAATTCAAAATAGTAACAACTTGTCCTTCTGCCGGTGCTTGTAAAGTATTTTGTTATGCTAGAAAAGGTGGATATGTGATGTTTCCAGAAGCATCTATTAAGTCAACCAAGATTGTGAATTATTTAATGAACAACTGGCAAGGATTCAAGTCTCAATTGATTGGAGAAATTAAGGCGGCTCATGAAAAAAACAAAAAGAAAGATACCAAAGTCGTTATAAGATGGCACGATTCGGGGGACTTTATGAGTGAAAAATATCTACAAATTGCTTATGACATTGCAAAAGAAACGCCAGAAGTAACTCATTATGCTTATACAAAACGAGTCAAAATGGTATCTGGGTCTGATATTCCAAAAAATTTCGTCTTTAACTTTTCTATGGGTGGAACGGAAGATGCTTCTATCGATAAAAAGACTCAAAAACATTCGGAAGTTGTTCCAAAAAAATTATTTCACGATTTGGTTGAAAAAGACAAAGCTACAGGAACAAATAAATTTATTAGTGCCGAAGCTGAAAAAGAAGTAAAGAAAAGAATAGCTGACCATTATGGAATTCCTTTTTCATCCATAGTAACATATAATGAATTGATGGATATTGATTATGATGAAAATGATGAGTCGGTAAAACAAAAATATAATGTTCTTGTAAAATCCGGTGACGGCGACGACAGTGCAATGAGAAAAGATGTTCTCGGCACATACCTATTCATTCATTAATTTTTATGGCCTGGAAAGGAGACAAATCAAATCCGATTCCGAATCCTGTTCGAGAAGAGTTGAGTCGTGCTGGTGAAGTAAAGACTGAAAAAACTTTTCCTGGAACAGCAGAACCTCGTGCAGTTGAACTGCGCAGAGATACGGATAATCAGAAAAATATAACTTACACACTAAATGATATTGATACAACAATAATAAATCATATCAGAAGTTTAAAATTATCTGTATTGGATAACGGAGAAATGATTAGTGTTCCTTTGTATTATGCATCTCCAGAAAGATGGAAGTCCATACAAAAAGATGGATTCATGAGGGATGTTGATGGTAAATTACAATTGCCTGCAATGATAATAAACAGAGCAACTTCTGCCAAAGACCAATCCATAATGACTTTTAATCGTTATCTAAGATACTCTGTTATGAAAATGTATTCTAGAAAAAATGCATATAACAATTTTGCAGTATTAAATAATATAGCTCCGACACATGAAGTATATAACACGGTTATGCCTGATCACATGGTCTTTACATATCAGTGTATAATTTGGACGGAATATGTAGAACAAATGAATTCTTTGGTAGAACGATTAAATTTTGAAGCAGAAGATTATTGGGGTCCAGAACGAGGTGTAAGATTTCGCACAAAAATAGATGATTTTAATCATACAACAGAACTTCAATCAAATCAAGATAGAATGGTCCGATCAGAATTTAATATAGTTGTGAATGGATATCTTTTGCCTGATAAGTTTGGAGAAAACTTTAAGTCAACTACTGAAAAATATATGACTCCACGCAGACTCATAATAAATAACGAAATAACAGTCACCTCTGATGAATTGGCTAGACAGGGTTATTTACAAGAAAATGCAGAAAAGTGGAGAAACAAACAATATCCAAATTTACAAAGAGACACATTTATACCTCCTGTTCCTGTTGGATTTGGAGACTCTGCTTTTGCGGAACCATCTTCTGCATCAAAGAAATCCTATTTGAATAGTTTGGAAAATGTATTGAGTTCTGAATATTATAGTAAATTAGGAGATACACAAGATATATGGCACTCACCGCCTTCATCAGAAACATCTCCTGGACAAGAAGGATGGGTTGCATATGACTCAGATTATTTTTATGTTTTTATAGCTGGAAAATGGTTAAAGACTCCTATTTCTCAATTTAATTAAAATGTCAAATATTAATAGCAACGATGTAATTTTTACACAAAGAAATTCTGACAATACGGCATTTAAAAATGTAGTGGTGCCAGCTGTCACTTCTTCTTTGTTTCATTTGGACGGCGAAAATAATATTAAAACTTCTCCAATAGATAATTTTATTTTGGAGAATGTTAGTATTGTTGTTTACACTGCTAGTCTTGCAATGACTGCAAGTAGAGTTGAATCCTCAAATGTAATAGGAACTGTTGCTTCTTCTAGTTTTGCTCAAAATGCGGTAACAATAAGCGCATCTCTTTCAGATTATATAACTCAAGTTAGTCAGTCAATAAATTATCCATCTGAAATATTTACTGGCAGTTCATATCCAATAACATCAAGTTGGAGTAACACTTCTAGTTTGGCAAAGTCTTTACAAGATGGAATTGTAATAAATCCAAGCGTAGTTAATGCGTCTTTATTTAACGGAAATTTAAACGGAACATCAAGCACATCTTCATATTGGAATAGTTCTAGTCTTGTGTCATTGGTAAATACAAAACAAAATCAATTGATAACTGGTTCAACGTATCCAATTACTTCAAGCGTTTCAAATTCTTCTTTGTTTGTTACGGCATCTAATGTTTCTGGAACAGTGAATAGTGCCAGTCACGCCAGAGTTGCTGATTCAACTAGGGCCGTAGAAGTTTCAACTATTTTTGTCAACACAATATCTTTTCTTGATACTCCAGACATTAAAATTACCCCAGAAACTCCGGACAATTATGTGGCAGTTGACCAAGGACAATTCAGAATCTTAAATCCAGTCGGTTCATCTGTCTTTAAGGCAGACATGGACGGAAATCTGTTTTTATCGGGAAGCATTACAGCTTCAAATTATCCTCCAACTTTAGTAAATTCAGCAAGTGTTGCAACTACCGCTTCTTATTGGAACAGTTCAAGTTTGGTGTCATTGGTAAATACAAAACAAAATCAGTTGACAACTGGTTCAACTTATCCAATCACCTGTAGTTTTGCTTTAACAACATCTATCGCAAATGCGAATCACGCAGATTCTTCGGCAACATTGGATATTGTTTCATCTTTAGATGAAGGAAGCGTCTTATATGTTTATCAAGGAAATTCTATAAATGGAAACGGGCAGTTTATTTATGATGAAATAAATAATTCTCTAAAAATTGGTTCAACCAATTCTATTGGATTTGCCGGCGGAAGAAATAATTTTGTTCAGGGTGAGAGTAATACGATAAGCGGAACAGGATCCAATATTGGAGGAAATGCTTGTATTGTAAGTTCTGATTTTTCTCATGCTGAAGGAATATCAAATACTGTGACAGGATATGGTTCACATGCTGAAGGTGCGTCTAATCAAAATGGGGGAACTTTTAGTCATGTAGAGGGATATTCAAACAATATTGTTAGTTCTATTTATTCTCACTTAGAAGGAAATAATTGCACAATGGACGGAAATTATAATCACGTTTCAGGACATTATATTAATTCTACTGGAAATGTTTGTAGAGTGTTTGGTTCTTCAATATATAATGATTCAAAATATTCTACAATAATCGGACAATCTATTACTTCTAGTTGTATAGCTGGAACAATTGTTGGACATTCTTATTTAGATAATCCGATAGATAATAGATTAAGAAGTGTCACCTCTTCTTTGAGTTTATATTATTTTTGGGATCCAATCTATACATATAGAACATACTATCATTATGAACCAGACTCATCTAGCGCTGGGCCTATCGTCAACCCACATTTTTGGGGTAGAGATTTGAATTTTACATTTGTGTCCGGTTATTTTGGAGGAACTATTGGTTTTGCTACTTCTTATGGAACTTATATGTGCACCAGCAAAACTCCTATAACAAATAAACACGTTGTTTGGGCGAGTCACTGCGGTATTTCAAGCCCATATCCTACAACTGGTTCTTATAATCCAGGAGAATATGTTCTTTATTATGCCAAAAAAGATGGAACTATAGTCAGTAGTTCTCTAGTAAAATATACAACTGTATTAGAATATAATTCTGATTTATCTGATTTAAGTGTTGGTCTGCTTGATCCTCCATTACCGAGTGACATTACTCCGTGTAAATTAATGCCTAGTGGATCATTTTTAACAAACGATGTCTTGAATATTATTAGTAATAAAAATTTTCCACACCTTCGTTCGAGCAAGTGGCATAGAAGAATTGTTCTTTATAATGGAATACTTTATAATAACGATGTTTATCCGGACGCTCCAACTAAAAATGAAGCTATGAGGGACGGAACATATATTGGAATAGAAGGTGGAGATTCTTCAGGTCCACAATTTTTCTTTACTGACAATATTGATGAACCGATTTTGTGGGGATTACACGGAGGAACGGCCAGAGGAAAATTATTAAGAAACCTTTCAACAGAAATAAATGAATGTTTGGAAGTTTTATCTCCTGGAGAAGGATATACAGTAGTGACGGCTTCATTGACTACATCATCTTTCTCCACATATAATTTACAACCAATAAATGTCTCTGTTGGAAAAAGTGAAGCGATAACATTGAGTAATAAATATGTTGATATTATGGGTTCCACCACAATAAATGGAAGTGTTCAAATGAATATAAAAACAATAAGTTCTTCATATTCTTTAAGTGATAATGATTATACTATATTGTGTAATAATGTAGGAAGTATAATAGTTACTTTGCCTAAAAATTTGACATTTCATAAAGTTGATGGAAGGGTTTATAAAATAAAGTCAATAAACACTGGACAAGTCACTATAACAGGATCAGTTTTAGGAAGCACAATAGACTCTTCCGGAAGTAGAATTATAAACACGTTGAATGAAACCGTCACTGTTCAAGGATACAATGACAACTGGTGGATAATATAATATTCTAAAATACTCGGAGCATAAATATTTATAATATATATGTCTGCACCAGGATATCCAATTTCTAATGCCTCTCCTTTTAAAAGAGATGCGGTCTTTATACAAAGAGATGACACGAATCTTTTTTATGAAAAAGTATCTATTTCTGGTTCTAATACCATCGTTTATCTTGACGATGATGGTTATTTAAATGCATCCAAAATATCAAATTTTTATCTGTCTTATATTCCTCCAACCGCAAGTTATTCATATACATCGGCCACGGCTTCTTTTTTTTCAGGATCATTCATAACAGCATCTGTAATATCCGTTGGAACAATTTTACCTCTTGCTAGTTCGATAGGTTCTTTAACTACTCCGTTCACATCTGTATATGCTATAAATTTTTATGGAACATCAAGTATTGCAAACACTGCTTCATTTGTAACTGCATCAAACGTGGTTGGAACAGTAACAAGTAGTTCATACTCATATTCTTCTAGTTTGGCAAATACTTCCTCCTTTATTACCGCATCCAACGTAGTTGGAACTGTAACAAGCAGTTCATATGCTCGTAGTGCAAGTGTTGCAAATACTGCTTCATTTGTAACTGCATCCAATGTGATCGGAACAATTACATCTGCCAGTTTTGCCAGAAGTGCATCAATTGCTTTACAATCAAACTCTGCATCTTATGTGTCAAGTTCGGGAGTGTGTGCTATTCGTGAATTGAGAATTGGTAATAATAATGGAGCATTTTCTGGATCCATCAATCCAATTTACGGATTGACCACACCTGTTCCAACCATAGTAGCCCAATCCATTGATTTACAAGTTTGTGACCTTGACGGATTGGCTGGTATGAGTTTAATCCACCGTGACGGTGAATATGTTGATATGAACTTTATTGTCAACAACGGAGGTTTTTTGGAAAGCCGGGTCCGCTATGAAACTCGGGGAGGATTTACTTTCACAGGAACACCCGAACTACAATACGGTTCAACCCAAACATACATTGGTGGTTTTGGTTATATGCCCAACATGTTTTTGGGTGGAACATATTCGTCTGTAACTACTGGCTTGAGTGTTGGTCTAGGAATGGCTCCAACTACACCACCAACAGACGGATTGTATGTAAAAGGAAAAACTGGTTTGAATGTGTCGGCACCAACGGCACAACTTGATGTTCAGGCTGAAACAATTCTGATTTATCCAAATTATACTGACTATCCAAGTTTGGAAACATTTACTACAACCTATCCAAATCTGGAAATAAATACGGTAACAGGAACGTATTACGATACCACGACATTTTCCAATCAGGCATTTTATGATGGTGCAAACGGATTCTTATATTCCAATTACGATTCTCATGTAGTGGCTTCCATTGATTATACTACAGGTAATGTAGATACAAGTTTACAGACTAATACTTACTCGGATTATCCCAGCACTGGTTCTTTTACAACAACTTACTCGGATATAGTTGTAGGCTCCGGGGCGGGATTGTATCAGGATGCTGGAACACTCTCCCAACAATCTTTTTATGATGGGGCCGATGGATTTTTGTATTCCAGTTATGATAACCACATTGTAGCCAGTATCAATTATTCAACGGGAACCGTTGACTCAACAGGTTATGTTTCTGAAACGATTGACCAGATTGATTATTCCTATTATCGAAATGAAACAATTGTTAACATTAACTATAACTACGAAACTACAGGCTTAGACAAAGCAGCTAATTTCAACGGTGATGTTTCGGTTACGGGAAGTTTCTTAGGAGATATTAAAATTACTGGCAGTCTATCTACAAACGGACCAATTTATTCAACTCACGGTTATCCAACATTTATGGGTAATCCGGGTGACGGTAGATTCCAGCTAATTACCACTACTCCAAGTGCAGGAGATGTTGGATTCAGCACTTTTGGCAACGGTTTCAATTTCACAATGACAGGTGTTGATGGTGGGGCAGGTTTTTATTGTGACGATAGTAGTAATACAGGTGTCAACCGAAGAGGGGGGACTCAGACGTTTAGATTGTGGGCAGACGGAACCAATGTAATTTATGATGGTTCAGGAACAGGTATAACTTTGAATGGTTCTGGTAATGTTAGTATTGGAACTACCACAGCAATCAATAAGCTGACGGTTCAAGGTAATATCAGTTGTTCGGTTGTTACGGCTTCGGCTCATGTCGTAAGTTGTGTAACCAAAACAACCAATTATACAATTTCAGGAACCGACTACTATGTAATAATGAGTGGCAGTGCGGCTCTGTCGGCTTCGTTACCAACCGCAGTTGGATCCAACGGCAGAATTTTGAAAATAAAAAATGTATCCACATTCCCCGTTTATGTATCGGGCAGTCAAAAAATTGACAATTCGACATTTAAGATACTGAGTCAATACGACACGATGGAAATCGTGAGCAGTGGAACTCAGTGGTGGATTGGATAAACAAAAGAAAGAATAAAAATTATGAATAGTATAACACCCACATCAGGCAGTGTAACAGTTGTAACCGAAACAAAAACGGCTGACAAATACTGGATAAAACATATGGTCATTTCGGCTCCGAGCACGACTCAAAAGGTTGGCTTGTATTGCAATTTGGTTCCGTTCAATTCAACCACAGGAGAAATGTTGGATAACAAAGCAGTCATTATCCGAATAGAAGACGTGTTTGCTTTGGCTGCAACAAATACTGTGGTGGCCGGAGCCATGAATAAGTTGTTTGAAGCAATTGATAACGTGGCAAAACAAAGAGGACTGATTTAAAAACAATTATACGGAATCGGTTCCCCATTTTCTAACAAAAATCTGCATTTTTGGGTCTTTTAATGATTCAATAAAACATTCGTTCCAATTTCGATAAATTGTATTACCACCCTCGGTTATCTCCTTATACTCTTTATGTAATTTTCTGGCGCAATTAACCCATGTTCTGGCAGCCTTATCTCGCCATTTATCAGAGTTTTCTCTTTTTTTGGATAAAGAAGCGGATTTATTATATTTTAACTTATTATAATTTACTTCAAACCAAATTCGGTGTTTTTTGTTGTTTTCTGTAAAATATACCGAAACTTTGGCAGATTGATTGTTATGGTCTTTTGACCCCATATGAACAAACCAATCGTTACCTTCTATTATATTTTCATTTAATAGGGGGTTTTGGGGCGTTCTTAAATATAATAAATGTTTTAGTTTTACGGTCATTTTTTGGTGGTATATTTCAACAAATCCGTCAAAGACTTTTTGATTTCTGGATACTTGTCCCCAAGACCAATCATTACCGATTTTACATAGCTTGTGTTTATATTATCCGATACTGGAATTTTTATCTTTTTATCTTTTTTGTCTTTTATTTGTTTTAGTTTTGAAATCAACAACTCGGCTTTTTCTTTGAAATATTCGTAGTTTGCTTCTTTTAATGGTTTTGAATTGCTGTCATATTTTACCGTCCATCTTCCAACGGCTTTTGGGTCGTCCTTTGGGTTGCCTGCTCCATAACCTTCTTTTATCGTATAATTTTTAAGAGGTATATTTGGTTCTCCTTGAGCGGTTGTGCTATATATACTTGGTTTTCCTTTTCCAAGATTTATATCAACATATGTCATGTTGTCATCACCTTTGAAAATTGGTCTGCCCCAAGAATCTTTTTTACCTGTTGGAGTCAAAACGGATTTTTTTTGATGTCTATACAAAGCGGACGCATATCCTTTTGGTTCATCTTCTTTGTAGTGTCCGGTGATGGGAATTTGTTTTACAAATCTTTCGTGTCTTGTGTCTTCGTTTGTTTCAAATATTCCTTCTTCTCTATCTGCACAACGACTACATTGATAACCTTTTTTCTTTTCCCACGCACTCAAAGCGTCTTTTGTATGACAAGTCGGACATTCATATCTTTGTTTGTTATTTTTGTTATATTGGCTTATTTGTCTATCATATGCCATTCTTTCTGGTTCTTCGAAATATTCTTCACCACTATATACCTCGGAAATACACTCTTTTATTAATCTTTTTAGTTGAAGCTTTGTCATATGTTATAAATATTGTTATGAACAAGAAAAATGATAATATAAGTAATTAACACTATATTTATAATTATGACGAAAACTGGGTTAAAACAATTGATTAAAGAGGTTTTGAAAGAAAATCAATACGAAAGAGATTTCGCAAAATTGATGAATGAAAAATATTTGGAATTCAAATCTGCCCATAAAAATACCGTAGATTTTGCAGAAGAATTTGCTTGGAGAGATGGATTCAAAGAAGGATATATTGCAGCAAAAAACGGTCACTAATTTATGAAAAAATCTGAACTAAAACAATTGATAAAAGAATGTATTTTAGAAGGATTTGATGATGAAGATTCCTCAAAAACTCCGTGGGGAACTCCAAATGAACTTTTAAGTGATGTAATGCAAACTATTGAAAAAAATGTCGAGTGGCCATTAACAGAAATTATGGATTATAAAGAAGTCAATAAGTTATTGTGGCCAATAAGGAATGCCATCAATAAAAAACTTGGAGAATTAGAAAAAT